GATGTAAACTGTACGTCTGATCCGTAAACACCACGATAGTTTTGATAGGCTCTAATCCATCGTAGCTCATCAGTGTATCTAGCCTTTTCAGCCTTGTAGTATTTACCCTCAACAAGACCTACAACAGTCCCTACTTTTTCATCTCTACTGTTATCAGCCTCGTCTTTATCCTCTACAAAGGAGGACTCTTCTTCGTCCATGTAAAGTTCGTCTGATTCAAAGATGTCATCTTCTTCCATGAGTTAGTCCTTAATATCCAAATGTGGGATCTGATGCTTGAAAGCCTGATCGTTGGGAGTCTGGGTTGAAATCAAATAAGTTACTTCTGGGTCTAGTCATCACACCGTACCGCAAAGCATCGTACAGGTGATCTTCTGAGTTTGTGTCTACGTCTTCAGGGTTCTTTTTATCTAAAGGTATAGACGGTAGTTGAGAGATAGTATTTGTGCAGTTATTAAATAGAACAAGTCTGGGTTCCTCTGTAAACTCATCTACTTGTAATCTTCTGTGTAGCTCGTTTTTACCTGCTACACGAGAACCTTTTGATCTGTCTGCAGGACGCCATCTGCATCCTTTCATGATCATCTGCTCTGCTAGGCTAGGTCCAGTATCACCTCTTTTGTGCCAAAGAGAGGAGTCTAAAACTCCGTATCTTATTTGTTCTCCTTCTTCCAATTCCAGGATCATGTCAGCCAAGTCAGTCGCTATAACCTTAGAAACGTACAACTCCCTGTAGACGATTAGCTGCTCAGACCCTGGAACTATTGCTATCCATACAACGCCTGTGTGAGATCCGTATCCGTAGTCACAGGCTCTAAAACGAGTCCAGTTAGAAGGTATTTCGTAGGGGTCAACTACGTGTATCTTCCTGTTGAACTCTGGAAATGCCGAACCCTCATTTATGTCCCAGTCACCCTCAAGTAGTTGTCTTCTTTGATGTTCAGGTAGGGATAAAAGGTTTGCTTCGTACATCCCATCCTCAGATAGGTAGGGATTATCAAATAGGGTGGCAGGTATAAACTTTCTTTTAAATAGAGGTTCACCCTCTCTTGAGTGACCTTTAGGCCATCTAATTACGTCACCGCTTTCATCTGTTGCCCAGAAAGAATTTCCTGGAGCGTTAGGCTCAATAAAGTGTTTACGTACCCACTGATGACCTGGACCTCCAGGGTTACTTGTAGCTCTCATGTAAAGAGGTAGTCCACTAGCTTTTGTTGTACGTAACCTTGAGCGCATGTAAGACCAAGCGTAACTAGAGGGCCACTGAGTCAACTCATCAAAACCAATCCAGTTAAAGGCTTGACCCTGGTATCTCATAACGTCATCATCACGATCAAGGTACGACATCCAGAGTGTTGCACCGTTAGGTGCTACCCAAGTCTTATCTCTTTCCATAAACTTTATTCCTGGTACAGCCTTTGGGTAAAGCTGCTTACTTACAGAAATAAGTTCTCGTAACTCTTCTGTGCTCCTACGAACAAGTAGCATTCGTGAATGTGGATTCGTAAAGTATCTAACTGGATCAGCCACCATCGAATACGACTTGCCACCACCTGCTGCTCCTCCATATAGTACTTCCTGTTCAGTGGATGCTAGAAACTTAGTTTGTGGTCCTGGGTTAGGTTCAAATATCACCTCTTGTTTGTCCACAGAAGGGGCAACACTCCCCTCTTTCGAGTTCGATGTATCCCTCATCTGTGTCAAGACTTCTGGTGTTTTTTCCACCAAGTCTTTTCTCTTCGATCTTCTGGCTTTTCCTTGCCGCTTCTTTGTACTTTTTGGCATACTGCTTATAGTTCGAGGAAGCTCTACGCCTTTTTTCTTCCATTCTGACACGTTTATATAACCCTACATGTGATATTTCTCTACCAGATTGTTGAGATAACCAGACTGCTACTTTCCTAGTACTGTACTCTTGAAGAAATAGTTTAGCTTTTTCTAGTAGTTCTAACTCTTCAGGGATAGGGAGTAGTAAGTCTGGATCTGTTTCATCTTGTTTGTAACCAAAAGGTACGTGTCTTCCTACTCTTATGACAGAGTACCATTCTCCTAGTTCTCCCCTGAGTGGTATCTGCCAGTCAACCTTGGTTGGGTGATCTGCTGTTGTAGCTCTTTTACTCATTATCTTTCGCAGGTAAAATAAATAAAGGCTCTGAGGTCTTTACTTCTACCCTGTCTGTTTTTACAAATCCTGCACGATCTAGAATATCTTTAGCTGCTAACATCTTTTCTTTTACACCCAGATCTGTAGGATCTGCCATAACTGAAAACATTGTGTAGGCTGCTTTGGTTGAAGACTGTGCTATAAACTTCTTTGTAACATCTGCTATTTCATCTGTCAGTGTGTTAACAATAGATGTAGAGGCTACACTATCAGCGTACCCTGCTAGTTTTTTAGCTTGTACAGGATCTCCTTTTGCTTCTTCAAAAAGAACTTCAAGGAACCTCTGTTGTTTATCCGTTAAGTTTCTTGCCATTATGCCACCATATAAATTATAAAACCTAGAGTACCTGCACCTACTGAAAGAAGCACACCTGAGATACCCCAAGTAATTATTGCTTCTTGTATCTCTGACTTACGGTACTCTTGCTCTTTCTTTTGTTTACGTATCCTACCCTCAGTGGCTACAAGTTCATCCCAAACAGAAGGTCCATACGTAAAACTGATCCAATCTTTTAACTCTTGTCTCATAGATTCAGCCTTCTTTTTAGCAGTAAATATTTCTAGAGCTTCTGCTTCAACAGAACCCCCCAGTGATTTCCACCAAGGAGGGTTCTTGTTTTTCTGCTCTAAGTAGGACAGGTCGCTCATGCTGCTAGCCCACTGATTTAGTTGACCACCCATTTCTTGAAGATCTTTTCCGAACTGGAAGCCTTTCTTCAAAGCATTGAACGCTACGGTAGCTCCACCGATAATTGTTACTGGGTCCACGAGCCTCCTCCCAAAGTACTCCTAGTATCATTAAAACAACTACTTGTTTCTTTCAGAGTGCTCTACCTGTTAGGACAGCTTTCTCTATATCATATCTGCCTATGCCTAAGTCTCGTAGCTCTCTTTCAGTCATTTGATAAAGTTGCAAACGTGCAATCTTACGTCTAGCTGACTCTGTTCTTGCTTCTACAATTTTGTTGAATAATCTTTTAAACATTTTCTATCCTCTGTTTATGTTAGCCCTAACTGGGTGAGGATAGTTATATTCAAGTAGTTATATCATACTAGTGACATTTATGCAACCCCGATAGTCACTTCCTACCTAGAAACTTATTTACTACTTTAGTTGTCCAGGCTTCATTCTCTGGGGTATCAGGATCATCAGCTATGTAGTGACCCTTTTCGTTACGAGCACGAACCATCTCTGTTTCTTCTACTTCTACTTCTTCTGTAACAGAACCGTTAACAAAGTCTAGTATGTCAGATATAGAGACAGAATCATCTTTAGATATCCAGTCACCATACCCTCTTTCTTTTTCAGCAATTACTTTGTTATCATCTGATAAGACTCTATTACCTTCTAATCTCATTTCTTAGCTTTCCTTTTAGCCATACCACCCCTAGACTTACCAGTTATTTTTTCTTTTAATTTCCTGAGTCCTTTAGCTCTTAAACCTCCTGGTGGATTTTTTCCTTTATCTATTTTTTCCTCAATATCAGACTTTGGTTTAGAACCTATGAGAACCTCAACTTTTACACTACCACTTGAAGGTCTTGTTTTTGGAAAAGGAGATTTTTTAAGAGTAGAAGGTTTAATGTCTTTACCCTTGGCGTTAGCCCAAGCTGTCAGAGCAGAACCTTTATATTTACCTTTGTTCTTTTTCTTCCAAGCATCTAACTGTTCTTTTGTAACAGCAAGCATTTTTTTACCTGCTTTATTAGTGTAGTATATAGATCCTGCTTTCTTAGCAGCAGATATACTTTTATAGTCTTTGTAAGAAGCCATTGTTATTTACCTTTCTTAGCCATGCCACCGTAAAACATTCCTGTCTTACGCATGTCAGATATTTTACCACCCTTGGCATAACCTTTCTTTTTAGGCATACCACCTTTACTTAGACTTACGCCTCTGCCTTTTAATATATCTTTTTGGGTAACTTTACCGTCACCTGTTAAATCTGGAAATTTACTAGCCATACCGCCCTCATTTGCTCTAAACTTTTTTGTTTTGTTTGCAATACTCTTAGGTTGCTTTACAAACTGTTTACCTTTTGCTTTGCCTTCTCGTTTAGCTTTTGTAGTTGCTGCGTACTCAGAAGACGACAAAGACTTTATAGCTGCTTCAGGTAGATACCTTTCACCAGTCTTAGCACTAGGCTTTCCACTCTTGGTACGCCACTTTTGTTTTGTCCAGTTCTTTAGACTTTTTTGAGAGGCTTTCATTACTTGTAGCCCCCACCCTTTGCTTTGTATTGTTTTGCAACCATCTGTGCTTTTCTGGCAGACCACTGCCCAGGTTTGCCACCCTTGGAACTCGCTTTAACTCTTGCAACGAGATTCTTACGCATAGTAGGTTTTGTGTAGTTACCTGCAGCATTGACTGTTGATTTCTTTTTCATTTAAGATATCCCTCAGAGTAAAACAACCCCACTATATTTTAGCAGGGTTGTCTTTTGTTTTACGAAAGTACTACTTTAACAGTTACGTTATCACTGGTTGCTGCTAAGATATTCATTATAACAGCATCACCAATAGCGTCAGGTATTGCAAGAGTATAATTACCTGCCTCTAGTTCTAAGTCATTATCACCACAGTTTGCTTCTGCAGTACCAAAGTTAATTAGAAACTCTTGGTCAGCGTGAAGATGTACAACTTTAAAACCAGTGCAGGTAAAATGTTTTGTGTTAGCTGCTGTATTATCTACGGTTTGTTTTGTTTGTACACTCCATTGTAACGTATTAGGTTGGAATGTGCCTACGGAAGTTGACATTTATTATCTCCCTTAATATACTGAGTATTCTAGCTCAACAGTAAATCGTCCTGCAGTAGCGTCAGCATTTAACGTAGTAGTAGCAAATGCATACAAGTTTTTACTTGCAATAGCAGCAGTAATATTAGGTACAAATATGTGGTAGTTACCTGCTGTGTTATTAAAGTTTACATCAACCTCAGTGATTGACTGTGTTGCACTTAACTGTTCGTTAAAAGATGTTACACCTGCACCCACAATCTCTGTTCCTGAAGAAACAGCAGAGTTAGTAGCTGTACCTGAAGTAGCACTAAGAGATAGACCACCTACAAGTGTTTCACCTGCAGCAGTTGTGATACCTATCAAAGCTCTGTGAATAAAGAACTTAGAGGGTGTTACAATGCTTGAGGGTGAAGATGTATCTAGAGCACCTAGCTCTACTAGAACGTCACCGTCAGCATAAGCTGTGCTTGTGTCTGTTGCGGCAAGGCTTCCTACAAACGTTTGAATCTTACGTGTTCCAAACGAGTGTACAAGACCAGTGCCTGTAATTCCTGTACCAAAGGTTACGTTATCTTCGTACTCTTCAATACCTTTTGTAAAAGTT